CTTGGTATTTCTACCATTACGGCTGGCTATATTGTATGGATGATGTTATTTCATCGTGATAAAGCCATTCTTGTAATGGCAACAAAGTTTGCAACCGCAGGAAACTTGGTAAAGAAAGTAAAAGGAATTATGAGAAACATTCCTGATTGGCTAAAAATTGCTACTATTGATGTGGATAACCGTACTTCATTTGAACTTTCTAATGGATCTTCTATTAAGGCGGCTTCCACCTCTGGTGATGCTGGTCGTTCAGAGGCGTTATCTTTATTAGTACTTGATGAGGCTGCGCATATTGAAAATCTTGAAGAGTTGTGGACAGGTCTATATCCTACGCTTTCAACTGGTGGTCGTTGCATAGCATTATCCACTCCCAATGGTGTAGGAAACTGGTTTCACAAAACCTGCGTCGACGCGCAGGCTGGCGCAAACAACTTTAATTTAACAACCTTAATGTGGGATGTTCATCCAGATAGAGATGAAGAGTGGTATAAGAAAGAAACCAAAAATATGTCTAAGCGCCAGATCGCTCAAGAATTACAGTGTAACTTTAATACCTCTGGGGAAACTGTTATTGATCCAGAATGTATGGAATGGCTATTAACACAAATTAAAGAACCAAAATATCGTACAGGATTTGATCGTAACTTTTGGATTTGGGAAGAGTATGATCCGACTTGTAATTATTTAATGGTAGTTGATGTAGCAAGAGGTGATGCTGCTGATTATTCTACTTTTCATATTTTTAAATTAGAGACATTAGAAATCATAGGAGAGTATCAAGGAAAGCCCACGCCCGATATGTATGCCAACATGTTGAATCAAGTAGGTAGAGAATATGGCGGCTGTATGTTAGTTGTTGAGAATAATAATATTGGCTATACTGTTTTAGATAAGTTAATCGAATACCAATATCCAAATCTTTACTACTCTATTAAATCAACGCACGAATATATTGATCAACATCAAGCAGAAGCGAGAAACAGTGCGGTCCCTGGTTTTACTACGTCTATGAAGACACGCCCTCTTATAGTTGCGAAATTAGAGGAGTTTATCAGAAATAAACTAATTAAGATATATTCATCTCGAACACTCAATGAGATGAAAACTTTTATTTGGAAGAATGGCAAACCACAAGCAATGAAAAGTTATCATGATGATTTAATTATGGCCTTGGCGATTGGATGTTGGGTACGTGATACGGCTCTTCAAGCAAATGCAAGAGATTTAAACTATCAAAGAGCATTTGTAAATGCAATTATAACAAGTAAGACAACTTTCAATTCACAAATAAAAGGACAAGAGGGATACAAAAAGGATAGCATTTTTGATAAAATGAATGATGCTCATAAAATGTATGAAGAGTTCAAATGGATTATAAAGTGAGAAATTAAATGCCACCAAACAAAACAAACGTAAATTCAGATTCAAATTTATTTAAAGCGTTAACCAGATTGTTTTCTGGACCAATTGTAAACTACCGTTCGCAATCGGGACGTAGAATTAGAAGACAACATCTAGATAAGTTTTCTTCTCGTTTTAAAACTGCCTCCGGTCAACAATTCAAGAAGTCGGTTTACAGCCCACTGGATACAATAGCCACAAACGCTATCGCAAACCAACGCAGAACAGAACGCTATGTTGATTTCGATCAGATGGAGTATACGCCAGAGATTGCATCTACATTAGATATCTATGCTGATGAGATGACCACCTATTCTGATCTCCGTCCAATGTTAAACATTAAATGTTCCAATGAAGAGATCAAAGCGGTTCTTACCGTTCTATATGACCAAGTGTTAAATCTTCAGTATAATCTTTTTGGCTGGGCACGAACGATGTCCAAATACGGTGACTTCTTTTTGTATTTAGATATTGATGAAAAATATGGTATTAAATCAGTAATTGCGCTACCTCCTCCAGAAATTGAAAGACTAGAGGGCGAAGACTCAACAAATCCTAATTACGTCCAGTATCAGTGGAATTCTGCAGGAATGACATTTGAAAACTGGCAAGTCTGCCATTTTCGTGTTTTAGGAAACGACAAGTATGCTCCTTATGGTTCTTCGATTCTTGAGCCCGCACGACGCATCTGGCGCCAGTTAGTATTAATGGAAGATGCGATGATGGCTTATCGTATTGTACGTTCTTCTGAACGCAGAGTGTTCAAGATCGATGTCGGCGCTATTCCCCCACAAGAGGTAGAACAATACATGCAAAAGATTGTGAGCCAACTTAAACGACATCAGGTTATTGATCCTGAAAGTGGTCGTGTGGATTTACGTTATAATCCAATGAGTATTGAAGAAGACTACTTTATCCCTGTCCGGGCTGGTTCTGTTACTGATATCCAAAATCTTGCTGGCGGAACGAACACTACATCAATTGATGATATCAAATATCTTCGCGATAAATTGTTTTCTGCGCTTAAGATTCCTCATTCCTATCTCACAATGGGCGAAGGCGCAGAAGAAGACAAAGCCACTTTGGCCCAGAAAGACATTCGTTTTGCCAGAACTATTCAGAGATTACAAAGAGTAATTGTATCCGAACTAACAAAGATTGGAATTATTCATCTTTATACGCTTGGATTTAGAGGAGACGATTTGTTAAACTTCTCTCTTTCTCTAAACAATCCTTCTAAAATTGCAGAACTCCAAGAAATTGAACATTGGAGTCAGAAATTTGATATCGCCGCCGCAGCCACAGAAGGTTATTTCTCTCGCCGTTGGGTTACAGAGCACATTTTTGGAATGTCTCATGAAGAGTTTCTTCGTAATCAACGTGAGATGTATTACGATAGAAAACACGATGCATCTCTACAACAGGTTGCGGAGACCGCCGCAGCAGAAGGCGCTGCAGCAATGGGAGGTCTAGGTGCCCCAGAAGAGGGTGGTCTAGGCGCACCGTTCGGAGGCCCCGAAGAGATGCCCGCCGCCGAAGCAGGCATAGAGGAGCCAGCCCCCGGAGGCCCTGGCGCTGAAACAGGAGACGAAACACTTTTAGCAGTTCCCCCTGGTAGTCGTAACGCCCCTCGTTTACGTTTGTCACCAAGTAAGAAAAAGAAAAAAGGTAGCAGCCGTGACCGTCGCGAGTCAGATGGGCCGCGCAAACGCTCTCATGCTGCATCTTGGGGGCAACAGAGCACTGGCACAGACAGAGGCATCTTTCCCGGATTGCGTGATGGCATAGGATCGTTAGGTCATGGGATTGTTGGTGTGTCAGAAAGTATTTATGAAAATGATCAATCTACTTATAACATAAGAGAGCAAACAGAAGAAGATAAATTATTTCAATTAAATGATTCTATTCGAATTTTATTAAAAGGTTTAGAGAGCATAGAAACTACTGAAGAGGTTTTAACGGAGCAACAAGATGAGAATTAAACACAACAAAAAGAGAAATACCGCTTTTGTTTATGAGGCACTTATTAAAGAAGCGACCATCGCAGTTTTAAAGAAGGATGATAAAAAACGAGATAAAGCAGCAGAATTAGTCAAAAATTATTTTAAGCCTGGGAGCACTTTAAGGAAAGATCTTGATTGTTATCGTTCGCTATGTGAAAATCAAAATCTTGATAGATTAACTTCTGAAAAGATTCTTAAAGAATCAAAACTTCAAAGGCGATTAATAGATCCTAACGGCCTCTTTAAAAAGCAGACTGCATTAATTAAAGATGTAAACAAAGAATTGTCTCCTGATGTTTTTAATAATTTTGTTCCAAATTATAAATCTCTTGCTACAATCGCACAAATCTTTTCGGACAAGATCTCTCCTAAAGATAGGGTAATCTTAGAAAACGATATTATTAAACATATGTTATCCGATAGTGTTACTAATGAAGGAGAAAGTGTTGATAACCTACTCTACAGTACTTTTGCTAAGAAGTTTAATGAGAAATATGAAACTGATTTATTAGAAGAGCAAAAGCAATTATTAAACTATTACGTTTCATCTTTTGCTGATAATTCATTAGAACTTAAACTTTTTTTAAATGAAGAGATTAAAAGATTGATTACAAGACTTGAAGAAGCGACGAGCACTAAAGAGATCAGGGACGATAATGAAATGAAGAAGAAGACAGATAAGATCGTTGAAAAGCTTAGGTCTTATTCTCGGACAACCATTACCGATGATGTACTTTTAACCATAATGAAAACACAACAACTCGTAAAGGAAATTTATAACGATGGCGATCACAGTTAGAATCGGCGCTGGCGCACATCAGGCGTCTGTAACATTAGAACTAGATATGCGTAAAAGCCTGGGTGGCGATCTTATGATTTTTGATCATGGCGATATAGACATTGTTTTGTCCACAAAAAAGAACAAAGTCATCGTTTTTCCAAAAGACACATTAGATGATTTGACCTACGGCGCCCAAAACCGTTTATTTGCTCATTTGCAAAGAAAGGGTTTAGTTATTCCCGAAACTATTCAAGCCGGCTCTTTCTACGGTTCCCTTGAAGGAAAAATGGAAACAGCATCAAACGATAAATTGAATACAGCAAAAATGACTTTAATTAATATTTCCAATTTTATTGATGAAGAACGCCCATACTTTGAGGCAACTGAAGCAATTATCGCGATGGATGATGACGCTTTAACTCATCCCGACAAAGAAGGCTCCACAGAACTTGGTGAAGTCCCACAGAAGACGGAGAAAGGCTCTATTTATCCTGGCATGGTTAGAGATCCTTATTCTTTGAATTATCTATATACAATTTAAAATGGATTTATTATATTTTATATTAGCCGCTTATGGTCTTACTCAGATTCTTGTTTACGGCAAACTATTTGAGAGAATAAGACCCAAGAAAGGGAAAGCGGGAGAACTGGCTAATTGTCCCATGTGTGTGGGATTTCATGTTGGCTGGTTTTTATTGTTACTTTCTCCATTTACAGAACTATTTAATTTTGATATCACTGTCGCAAATTTCTTTCTTTTGGGATGGTTATCGTCAGGAACATCATATATATTTAATATGATCTTTGGAGATCATGGAATTCAAATTACCAAAAAGGTAGAGGTTACAACAAATGAAAAAGAAGATTACAGCGAATCAACTTAAAAGGATTATTGAAGAAGAGCTTCAAAATGAGCAATATGGCCTCAACCTTCCGCGCCCACCCCGCCGCGCCCTGGCCCGCCCCCGCCGCGGGACCACTCCCGTAGAACTTGGTCGGGCAGCAGCCGTGGCAGGTGAAGAGGCGCCCCTCAACCTGACGCGCCCACTGGAGGAACCTGAAGCACTATCGACAACCCAAAAACTAATAAATCAATTTTTAAAGTTACTGGGCTCGCGTTTCGGACCTCAATTCATATCAAAAGTTGATGATCCCGGTGAATTTTTGATATTCTTTAAAGGTTTAGTAGACTTGCTCAAAAAATATAATCCTGTTGATTTTACTACTTCCGAATGGAGATCGGCGATGACCCAATTGAGGAATGAAGTGATCCCTGATATGATTAAGACTCTGAGCACGCCCGAATGGGACACAGCACTGCACGATCCTACTAAACCACCAGCGGATTGGCGAAAAGCACCAGCAGCAAAAGAACTACCACTCGCAGCTAAGGAGTAGCCAATGAATAACTTTTGGACACAAAAATGGATGCTTCAACCAGTAAGGAATTGCTGTAAAGGCTCATAATTCGCGCGGGTAGCGCCCGCAATATAGAGGAATAACAATGAAAATCACAAAGAAACAACTTAAACAGATTATTAAGGAAGAAGTTAAAAAAATTATGAGATTGGAAACAACAGAATATCCCGGCGCGGAAAAGGAATCCAAGATCCCCCCTCTGACAAAAGGACCCCGGACCTTTGAATATTCATCTCAGGAGACGCACGACCCGGGAAAGGAATCTTCAGCAACACTAGAAGTTGTTGATCAGTTTCAAGGCGAGAGCCAGCCCGAGGCTTCGGGATACGGTCCTGGCGCCACTTGGGTCCGGAAACCATATGTAAGGATGAAGATCAATGGAAACGAAGAGGTAATAAATACTGTCAGTGGTCTTGAAGGCTTAGTTAGTGGAATCGCGGATATTTTAGGAGAAAAACACAGCGAGGACGGCACGTGGTATTTCGCTGCCCAGCCCGCACTCGCCGCCGCGCTAGCAAATTTCTTGGTACCAAAACAACCACCATCCTCCGGAGGGCTTAAAAGAATGAGAGAAGAACAACTTAAACAGATTATTAAGGAAGAACTTGAGGCAGTGTTGAGCGAAGCGGATGAAGAATTCGAAGAACTCCTTGCGTGATGTCAGGTTGAATGCCAAAATATCAAAGAAGGCGCTAGTTATACAAAATGTGTCGACAACTGTACGGGGGCAACCAAAGAATGAGGAAAGGTAGAAAAATAAGGAATAAATAATGGCTAAAGTACTTTTACGAGAATACTACGAACTATGTGAAGGCGGCGTGTGTCAAGATCTTTTGACAGAAGACGAAAAAAGGTTTGTTACAGACGGCGGCATGATGCTATCTGGCAAACTGCAAGAAGCAGACTGTCAAAACGGCAACGGAAGAGTTTATCCATTCCAAACTTTAATGAGAGAAGTTAAAACCTACCAAAAACTCGTAAAAGAAAACAGAGCGTTAGGAGAATTAGATCATCCCGACGATTCCGTAATTAATCTTAGAAACTGTTCTCATATGGTTACTTCCGTTTGGATGGAAGAGAAAAACGTAATGGGAAAAGTAAAAGTACTAGACACCCCCTCTGGAAAGATTCTTCGTTCATTGGTGGAGTCGGGTGTTAAGTTGGGTATTTCGTCTCGCGGCATGGGTTCCGTAAGTGAAGGCAACGGCAGAACGATGGTAGAGGATGACTTTCAATTGATTTGTTTTGATTTTGTTTCAGAACCATCAACCCCGGGCGCATTTATGATGAAAGAAGTAAAAGATTTACGAGAATCAAATATTTTC